TTGATGGGTGCAAGCTGATCACTCAGCGCCCTACCTTCCCGTTATCCCTTGGTTTTCCCTTCTCTAAGCCATTAAGGGTTTTCCGGCCAGCTAAGACCGTTGCCCGGTAGCCCGGAACCCTTAACTTATCTACTGTATATATACATGCAGAAACTGGACCGAAATTAGTAAAAACAACAAAAAAATAATGTCTGTATTGATCGTATAGACATAGTACAGACCCAGTTCAAAACTTTTTTAACTTGTAAAAACACAAAAATGACGATTGAGTCAAAATAGGTCATATTTATAAAAATAGACTTAAAAATTGAGGAAGAATGATACAAAAAAAGTTAGAAAAATCATTCCCTATTTAATTGCTTGTATAGCAACAAATTACAATCAGCAAACTGCTATACACTTGTTTCGTAACATGATTCATAATTCCTCCTCCTCCTATAAGGGTACAAGGTGGCTAATTACTTATGTTGTAAGTAATTATATTGTTTTTATTTCCCCCTATAAGGGTACAATACAGTCTTGAATGGTAAAGATAAAATAAGATTAGGAAGGGTATTACGGAATATGATTTTACTTTGTTTTTAAACCTTGTTTATTTTAAATTCAAAGTAGCTAATTGCTTATACTGTAAGTAATTATACTACTTTTATAGTACCCTTAGAGCACATTTGACTACGCTGTCACAGATTTGACTACGCATAAATTTTTTAATTACTTATACCATAACAAATTAAAAACCTGTAGTCGTTGTAGTCAGCGTAGTCAGTGCTTTTTTTATTTGGAGTAAAAATACCAATTATTATACTTTTGGTATAACTATGTTTTAATTACTTGTATTGTAAGTAATTAAAGACATCATTATATTAATTGTACAAATGGCTTGTACATGTTTTAATTACTTATGTTGTAAGTAATTAAAGAGCGTTATACCAAAAGTATAATCACCATACTAATTGTACAAATGACTTGTACACTATTTTAATTACTTACACTATAAGTAAGTAGGTAAAACCCTATACCTCGTGTAGGGTTTGGACGTATTTTCTTAATACGCTATTTATATACACTGTAAATAATTATACAAAAAGCGATCATAAAAGTTATTTTAATTAGCGTAATATGCCTCGTGTTTTACAGAAAAAAACGCCGACTACATTGTCACAGAAAGTAAATAATTACTTACACCACAACAAATAACGCCATGACACGTATGTATAATATACATACAAGGATTGTCATGGAGGTTAAACACGAATTCATTTAATTACTTATACTATAACAAATTAAATTACTTAGTCTCAACTAATAAAAATGACAGTGCTTCCCCCCCTTAAGGATGTCATCGGTGTATGTGTATACGCTGTATACATATACATAAAGTTAAAGCGTTTTTATAATTGGCTATACGGCAAGCTTTTTTACTAACATAGGTGGACCCATATAGATTAACTTAATTAGCTGTAACTAATAAAGATTTTTATAAAAAAGCCTTTACAACTGGCCTTATATATATTATATTATAGTATATAGTAATTATACTATATACTTTTAAAGGAGAAGGAGATATTAAAAATGAAAGAAGAAGTTAAGGTCATAGTCTTTAAGAGACAAGGGCGAATATTATACTTCATTCGTGGAAATTGGTCGGCAGTTCATTTTGTGCCCACAATTCATTTCAAAGAATATTGTTCTTTCCGCAAGAATGTTCCAGTCCTTTGTAAAATCTACAATACTATACAGGAGTCCTTTAAGAATGTTGCAAATGGTTCTTGAATACGTCTGGCTTATCCTCGGCGTTTCTTATCATTATCTTGTTCTCCTCTTGCCTTACCTCTTAGTATATACCGGGGTCACCCTGTTTGGATTACCTGGGTTCTTTATTGGTAGATATTATGAACGACTTCAGTGGCGTCGGGAAATTAAAAGTGGAAAAAGACTTGGGGAACTCATTCAATTTCAACTTAAAAATCGTGACGAGAAAATAAAGACATTGACAGAAGAAACAGTAGAATTGAAAAAAGAAGCTGAAGAAATGAAGGACAAGCACAGGCGCATGATTGGATTAGCGAAGGAGATGATATGAGTAATATTATAGGATGGACTAAAAACCATAAACGCTATTGCCTTGATTGTAAACCAGATAATGAATGTGAACCTATACTTGTAGATACTGAACGTGATTATATACCGTCGTGTTATAAATGTACTAAACTTTTAGGGGACTATAAAGATTAAATAGGAGATGATATGAGCAAGATTATAATCCCATCCTACAGGAGAGCGAACCGTCTGATGAAATATAATGATAACCATACAATAGCTTATATAGATCCTGTTAGTATGAGGGACACGTTTTTATTTATACGTGAGGAAGAAAAAGATAATTATAATGAAGTAGCTTTAAAATATGGATGCAGCTTAATTCTTTTACATATTCCCAAAAGTAAGGGAATACCAGAGACAAGAGACGCAATCTTAGATTACGCAAGAGATCACGAAGTCGAGAAACTTATAATGATTGATGATGATTTACAATTGAATAGTAAACCTGATGCAAAAACCTATATTCGAATGCGGTCGGAAAGAAATGATTTTGCAAAAATGGTTACGGACTTAGAACATTTCTGTAGTCAAGAATTTCCTGTAGTAGGAATAACGGCTCGACAATTCAGTATGGAAAAGACAAAGTCCTACGACATTAATACTCGCATCATTCAGGTTTACTGTTTGTACATGCCCATCATCAAAACCAGTAAAATACGATTCAGTGATGCTGGTTTTCCATTCATGACTGACTACTACTTTATACTGAGCCTACTTCAGGCCGGGCATAAGAATCTTTGTTTGAATACTTATTGTCGAGATGATAGGTCACAAACTTCTGGAGGTTGTAAGGAAATGAGGACAGCGGAGAATCAATCTAAATCAGCAGTTGGTCTTTACAAAAAGTTTCCTGATCTTGTTACTTTATATCAAAAAGAAACAGGCACTTGGCAAGAATCAAGAATTAATGTTCGCATAGCATGGAGAAAAACATGGAAGAATCCCAATATAGAATAGGCAAAATCTGTGTACATGAAATCGATACCAATACTGTAAAACTTAAGCGGGGATTTTCACAAGGTCAATGCAAAAAGTGCGGTATGACCTTAACACGAATGTATTGGATTGAATCAAATCCTACCCGTACACGAGGTCATTTCACAAAAAAGCAGAGAAGAAAAAGGAAACTGAATGGATAAAGAACGAATTAGAGAATTCTGCGAGCTTGCTTTTAAACGTCATCAAATCTATGTCCTGAAAAAGGCGGGCGTTCCTAAGCCGTGGACTAAAGATCGTATTTTACGATTTTACCGTTTCTGTAATGTATTCCGTTTTCTTGACAAGACGAGTGAATGGATAATTAGGAACGCAATAGAACCAAACGAGGACAATCAGGAATTATGGAAAACGATTATAATGTGCCGTTATATTAGTAAAATAGAGACACTGCAGAAACTGAAAGATGCGAAATGTTTAATAGGAAATCAAACCGAAGCTTACAACATACTTAGAAAAATGCAACAAAATAAGGAGAAAATATTTACTAATGCATTTATCGTGAATAGTAAAACAGATTCTTATGGTTGGACTGATAAGGTCTCTTATCTATTTAACCTTTTATTTGAGATTAGAAAGAAAATGAGTACACAACCCGATACGATTATTCGATGCACCAATACGATGGAAAAACTATATTATCTCTTAATAGATCTTCCAGGAATAGGGCCATTTATGGCTTATCAATATACTGTTGATTTCACCTATAGTACAAGATATTTAAAGAAGGCATGGGATAAATCTACTTGGACGCAATTAGGACTTGGAGCTGTACGAGGAATGAATCGCTTATTGTATGGGAAAGCTTCTAATGACAAAATTCCTAATTCTATAGAATTGACAAAAGAACTATTAGTGGAATGGAAGAGATTCGTAAGTTCTGACATACGTAGATGGATTAAAGAAACACAGAGAATGGTTGAAAACATTAAGGTCGATCCATTCTTTTATTATTTTCAACATCTTGACTTAAGGGACGTGCAACATCAGCTTTGTGAATTTGATAAGTATGAACGTGGAGGAAGTAAAAAACGAAGGTATAACGGAGGTTTCTAAAATGATCAAAAAGATTTTTGCGATAGTTTCTGAAAATGATTTCTACAAATTTCGGGCTAAGTGTGATCGAGAAAATTACACGATGGGCGAGGCTATGACCACTATTGTACATCATTTTGCAAATGGGCGTTCTATTTCTTTACCTCGTAAAATAGGTAAAAAGCCTATTATAATTAAAGAAGAGGAAGAAAAACAAGAATGAATGTTTTTGTTTTATCAGAAATGAGTGCAACTAAAGAAACAATATTAGGTGTATTTTCTACACTTGAGAATGCTCGTCGAGCATTTACAAAGAAAAGAAAATACACTGCGGTTTATCCAATTTATGAATTTGAATTGGATAAAGAAAAAGAATATGATGAATTTAGGAGAGGATTATGAATAAAGAACAAAAAGAAAAGATTGAGTCAAAAATTAAAGAGAACATCTTTAAAAGGAAACAGATCTTAGAGTTTAACAATTTTCTTGAATACTTCAAAGAGAAAGAGTTCAAAGAAGATTTCATGACCTTGATAGAAACAATACGTTTCCCGATAAACACGGTAGAAAAACTTCACCAATTGAGAAAAGAACTAAAAGAACAATTAGGTATTTGGAACGATGAACTCAAAGATATCAATTCATATTGGAGCTCTTTCAATAAGGATTATCAATTAACTTTTATTTGGGAAGGTGAATTTGCACCGATAAGTATTGAGTTACAGGTTCTTTACGGGAAAATCCCCGAAGAACTAAAGTCCCTAAAAGATGGATGTAGTTTTGAGGAGACCATAATACCTGTTGATAAGGGAGAAGTTAAAACCTTGACTTATAGGTGTAAAACATGAATGATAACGAAGATTATATTGGTGACGGAGTATATGTAGACTTCGATAACTATGGTAGAATCATCCTAAAAGCCAATGATTTTTACCATCCAACTGATACTATATATCTTGAACCAGAAGTTTTTTCTGCATTACTCCGGTTCGCGAAGCGCATGGGGATGAAATATGAAAAATAGTGGAAAATCAAAAAGTGAACTTTTTCCAAATGGGAAACGTAGAAGAGGACAAGGAAAAGAATTGGCACCGAAATCCGCAAGAAACGAAGGTTGCGTATACCTTTCTGATTGCAACGAAAAAGACTTCGAGAGAGCACAGATAATAAGGGAGGAAGAAGAATGAAAAAATTATTCGTGATTCTTATATTAATTCTTCTGGTGACATCAATAACATTTGGACAACAAAAAGAAGTATTAGAACCAGCCCTGGAACAAATAAAGATAGAAATGGATAAATTAAAAGAAGAAATTATGACTTCAATCAATCCTGATAAATTGTATAAGGGTTCAAAGACTCAAGAACTTATTATAAAAATATTAGATGACATGTATTTAATAATGGAAGCATTAGTAAAAACATCTATAGATATAGAAAAACTGGAGGAAGAAAAATGAGTGGGGGTCATTGGGGATTCAGTGCTAATGTCATATGTGATGGTTTAGAACAAGTAAGCGAAGAGCGATATATCATAACAGGTTTTCCTGAATTATCAAAGATTTTTGATTTATTGGCTCCTATACTTTATGACATAATTCACGATCTTGATTATGATATATCGGGCGATTGTTTTATTATGGATAAAGTGAAGTTTCAAAAAGAAGCCGTAGAAAAATTAAGGAAGGTCTTAAATGAAAACAAATGATTTCAAGAAAGGAGAAAGAGTACGATATATACCGTCTCATGCAAGTGGTAATAAATTCCACAGACACTGTGAGGATGGTGTTGTATCATCTATTAATGATAAATACGTATTTGTAAAATACGATAATATGATTGGAAAGATGACTACAGGGGATGAACCATATACCTCTGCTGCAACAAGACCTGAAGATTTAATAAAGATATAAGGAGTACAAATGGACATTAGTGTTAAAATCAAACCTTTAGATATAGGAGGAAAAAAATATTTTACGGTTAATCAAATGAGCGCATTAACTAATAAAAGCAGCCAGACGATATATAGTTTAATTAATCTTGGAAATGCTGTTAGGAAAATGCAAAGTATTAAGATCGCAGATCGAGTGCTTATCCCGATAGAAGAATTAATCGAATTTCCTTTCACATATGCTGGGGCGCACCCACAGGACAACATTTATCATTATGATGAAAATGGAAAAATAATTAAGAAGGAGGAACGCATTGAGTAGACTCATTACTGCGACCTTATTTGGTAATATAGACTGGTACAAAAATTGTCCACCAGATTGGAAAGAAAAGGCATTGGACGATTTAACTAATACTCTTGCAAGGATTTGGAATACTCCAAATGAATCTGTAAAAAGGGGAATGGATTTTGAGAAATTTCTTTATAATGTTTTAGAGATGGATAAAGAAGAAAAAATGATTTCTTCAAATTTTTTTCGCACGATTGCAAGACTCTGTAAGGGAGGAGTGTTTCAGAAAAAAGTTAAGAAGTTTATCGAGATTAGTGGAATGGAATACTGTCTATTCGGAAAAGTAGATGTTTGGTTTCCTGACATTATTAAGGACATAAAAACTACCGGAAACTACAAAGGACGTGATTCGTACCTTAAAGGAATGCAACACAAACTGTATTGCTACATCGAGCGTATAAAGAAATTTGAGTATATCGTCGCAGAATTTATCGGACTGGGAGGACCAATTGTTAATGTTCATACCATACCGTATGAAGTTGAAAATTGGGATAAGTTAGAAGAAGAAATAATTGAGGAAGTTAAAAAAGCCATGTCCTTCTTGCATGAAGATACGAAGCTCTTTGATTTATATACTACTAAATACTGTCTGTATTAAGGAGAGAAAATGGATAGCTATGGGAAAGAATTGATTGTAGACTTACACGATTGTTATGCGTTTACGTTCAACCGAAAAAGTCTGGATGCATATTTTGAAAGAATATGTGGGATAATCAAGATGCAGAAATGTGAACGATATTTCTGGGATGATGTAGGAGTTTCAAAAGAAGAACAACAAACTGAACCACATTTAAAAGGAACATCTGCAATTCAATTTATGCTGACAAGTAATATTACAATTCACACATTAAGCCTTTTACAGAAAGTATTTATCAACATCTTCTCATGTAAAGATTTTGACTCTGATATTGCGGCCGAGTTTTCTCGCGAATGGTTTGGAGGAAGAATTGTACATATAGAATCAATATGGAGAATATGATGAATGTTGTCTTCATAGTTCCAACGGGTATAGGTGCAGAAATAGGAGGTCATGCAGGTGATGCGACTCCAGTAGCCAAGTTGATAGCTTCTCTTTGTGATGTATTATTTGTACATCCTAATGTAGTTAATGCTTCTGACATAAATGAAATGACGGTAAATATGTTGTATGTAGAGGGTTCCATTCTCGACAGGTTCCTCGAAGGTCAAATTGGTCTTGAGGAAGTCTACAGCAATAAAATCCTACTGGCTGTAAACAGTCCAGTAAAGTCTGAAACAATTAACGCTGTTTCTGGAGCACGAGCAACAATAGGAGCAGACATCGAAATAGTGGAACTAAAAATTCCTTTAAGAATGGTTGCGTCTATGATCGACAAAAAAGCATCAGGTGATATATATAATCTTGATGAAGCAATAGAACAAGTAGTTCAATATGATTTTGATGTATTAGTAGTTAATACACCAATCGAAGCTAATGATGAGGAGATTAAGGATTATTTAACTAAAGATGGGGGAACAAATATATGGGGTGGAGTAGAGGCGAAATTAAGTAAGTTGATGTCTGAAAAACTGAACAAGCCGGTGATTCATGCGCCGGTTGAAAACAGTGAAGTATTTAAAACGTTTAATGAAATAATTGATCCAAGGAAAGCGGCAGAGATGGTATCAATGTGTTATCTGCATTGCTGTCTGAAGGGAGGACACGTAGCTCCAAGAATTTCTTTGAAAAACGATGCTTATTGGAATACCGATATAGATTTTTTGGTCACACCTGTGAACGTGTTCGGTAGACCTCATGTAGCTTGTATAAAAGCAAATATTCCTGTAATTGCAGTTGAAGAAAATAGAACAGTTCTCAAAGATAAAATGCCAAACAGTTTTATAATTGCTAAAAATTATCTGGAAGTTGCCGGAATTATAAGCGCTAAAAAGGCGGGTATAATGATTTCATCAATAAGAAGACCATTAGAAAAAACTAACGTTTTATTATCAGAAGAGATGATTTAAGAAGGAGAAAAAAATGACAAAAGAAAAATTAGAAAAAGGAATAAAACTTCAAACTGCAATTGAACAAGCAAATAATTTTTTAAAAGCATTGAAAAATGCTAATATTATAGAATTTGGTTTTAGAACAGTTGAGAATAATTATTATGATCCTAAACAAAATCCAATATTTATAGGTTATATATATCTTGATTTAAAAGATATTGTTAGATCATATAGTGAAGAAAAATTAATAAAATTAATAGAGGATTGGAAAAGAGAATTAGCAGATTTATAAAATAATAAGGATTGGAAATATGATTTCTGAAGAAAGAAAAGAAAGATGGACCGCAAGAATTGAATACTGTATAAAATACGAAGATCAATTAAATGGTTGGGAATTGGTTTTTATACATTCGATAAGAGATAGATGGTGTACTTTTTGTATGGAATTGACATTAAAGCAATCATACAAGTTGAATAACATTTATTATAAACTTATAAAAGAAGAAGGAGAATAAAGAACATGGAAAAATTAGTGATTACACGGTATCAAAGTTTAGTAGAATATTTAAAAGAAATAGGTCTTATTGATGAAGACACTAAAATATTGACCAGAGCTGAAGTTAAGGATGTTAAAGGAAAGCATGTCTTGGGAGTGTTGCCATATTGGTTAAGTTGTCATGCTTCTAAATACACGGAAGTACAGATTCGAGTCCCCTCTGAAAGGAAAGGAAAAGAATTAAGTCTTGAAGAAGTTCAGTTCTATAGCTTAGAACCGAAGACTTATAGAATAAAGGAAGTACCTTTTGAAAATGAAAAGAAATGAAATATAAGACCAAACCTTACAAGCACCAAGTTGCTGCTTGTGAAAAACTCTACGGAAAAGATTACGCTGCTTTATTTATGGAAATGGGAACAGGGAAAAGTAAGACGGCCATAGACATAGCAAGTAATCTATTCCTCGAGGGTAAAATAAATGCTGTCCTTTTAATAGCACCGAATGGGGTTCAAAAGCAATGGGCAAGTGGACAAATTCCTGAGCATAGCCCTGTTCCCTTCAAGATACAAGTTTGGACAAATAGCGGATCACGATTTAGAAAAGAAGCACAGGAAGATTTTATTACGGCTGAAATTTCTGGTCAACTTAAATGGTTCTGCGTGAATGTAGAAGTATTTCAAACTAAGAATCATATCCGAAAATTTATCGAGTATGTCACGAACAATGACACTATGGTTATAATAGACGAATGTACAAGGATTAAGAATCCCGCAGCAAATAGAACTATCAACATATTATACAATCTTGCTAAGACAATAAAAAAGGGTAAAAAAATAATAGACATTCAACCTTATAGCAAATATCGATTGATATTAACAGGGATGATGGTAACTAATACTCCTTATGATTTATGGGCTATGTTTGAATTTCTGAAACACGATTATTTTAATTGCAACTATTACGCTTTTAGAGCACGTTATGGAATAGAAGTAAGAGATACGCATCCAGGTACTGGTAGAATATTTAATAGAGGAATGCGTTATGATGAAATGAAAAATATTCATAAATATCATGAAGAAGGTAAAGCCGTAAGTACAATAGCCTATATAATGTTAACCTCTGAAAGTAATGTTCAATTTATTTTAAATAATCCACAAATATTAGCTCCTTATAAACATCTGGACGAGCTCAAGGACTTGATCAGACCGGTCAGTTTCATTGTTCGTAAAGATGAATGTTTAGATTTACCGCCAAAAATATATGAACGTCTGTATTGTGAAATGAATGCAGAACAGAAAAGAATATATAAGGAATTGAAAAAGGAATTCCTTTCTATATACAACGAGCATGAATTAACAATAATGAATAAAGTATCCCTTGTTGGAAGATTACAACAAGTCACGGGAGGATTTTTCCCGTATTATGATGTAGAAGGAAAACCACGAGTTGAGCAAATAATGTCTTCTAATCCTAAAATGAATATACTTAAACGTGATCTCGAAGAAACAGGAACTGAAATAATTATAATATGGGCTCGTTTTGTAGCTGAAATAAAACTGATTTATAATGAATTAAAGAAGGTCTTTCCAGAAAAGAGAGTCGAGCTGTATTATGGGGGAGTATGGAAAGAGAAAAGACCTGATATAATAAGAGATTTCAAGGAAGGAAAAATAAGTATATTAGTTGCTAACACTCGAACAGCGGGTGTCGGATTGAATTTGCAGAAATCTCATTTTCATTATTATTATTCAAATTCTTTTTCAATTGAAGATAGACAACAGAGTGAAGATCGTAGTCATCGTAGCGGACAACAATTCCCAGTACTCTATAAGGACATAATTATGGAAGGCACTGTCGATGAAAAGGTATATGAAATCTTGCAAGCCAAAAAAAGTTTGTTGGATTATTTTCGTAACAATACATTAAAATCATTTATTGGAGGAATAAAAGAATGAATAATACAAGTTTTATGGAAGGAAAAGAAAAGGGAGATGATATTCTTGTTGAGTTGAGTGGAAAAGTAACAAGCTTGATTCAAAAAAGAAAGGACATATCTTTTGCGGAGGAAAAGCTAAAAGAAATAATAAAACAAGAACGTATTCTTAGTAGAGAAGAAATTCCCCAATTACTTTTAAGTCGTGGACTTTCTTCTATAACTTTAGAAACAGGGGAAAAAATCGACATCATAGAAAAATTCACAGCGGCTATACCAAAAGATGAAACTAAACGTAGTCTTGTCTTAAAATGGTTGATAGAAAATGGAGGTGACAATTTAATAATACAAGAACTTAAAATAGAAGAACCAGAATTAAGCTTATTTAAGTATCTACAAGAAGAAGGAATTCCTTTTTTTAATGAACATAAAGTAAACACTAATTCATTCAAGGCATTTTTGAACGCAAAATTGGGATTAAAAAAAGGTAGTCTGCAAGAACTGGAAATAAATGATATACCCAAAGAAGTGAATCCATTCATTTATAAAGAAACGAAGATAAAATCTTAGGAGGTTTTATGGTAGAAGAAATAAAGAAAAAGACGGTAGGTTTTTTAGAAGAACATGCTGGTGAAGGGTTTGAAGGTATTACTTCACAAGATTATACAATACCTTTTATACGAATTCTTCAAATACTCACTCCTCAAGCGCAAGAAGATAACGATGCTTATGTCAGAGGAGCAAAACCAGGAATGTTTTTTAATACCATAACAGAACGTTTATATGGTACGACAATTCAAGTAATCCCATTAATATATAAAAAGATTTGGTTAGAATGGGCACCAAATCGTGGAGGATTAATGGGCAGACATGAACCAGAAAGTTTGCATGTTGATAAAGGCACATTTACTTCATGGAAACTCCCTAACGGAAATGAAGTAGCCGAACATCATGCATTTTATGTATTGGTACTTAAACATTTCGATGAAGGCCCAACTATTATTAGTCTCACAAGTACTGGAATAAAACATGCCAAAAATTGGAATACACAAATTATGATGACACGTCTCCCGAGTGGATCACGTGCGCCTTATTATGCAAGTGTATGGGAATTGGAAACAATAAAACGTACAAATCAACAAGGAGTATGGTATCAAATTGGAGATAGAAAAAGTATGATTAAAAGAATACGTTTTATTACTGAACAAGAATTTACTGAATTTATCTTTCCAATAAAAGAAAGTCTTATATCTCTTAAAAATGTAGATTATTCTCAGTTGGAAGATACAAGGGAAGAAGAAAATGACAATATGGAAAATGGAGAAACAACTCCTTTTTAATCTCACAATCCTTGAGTTTATTAATAACCCCTCCCCTATTAATGGGGAGGGGTATCTACTACTTTTACGAATAAGGTATATGCGTGAGTGTTTCATTATTAAATCTAAGCGATTTTCAAAAAGTTTTTAGTGGAAATATGGAAGCTTATGGACAACATATATACAAGTATACAGATAATAAAAAAGAAAAGGGAGATAATTATACTGAGGTATCTAAAATAACAGATATTTTATATAGAGAACATTTAGAAGGAAAAAAAGGATTGGGAATAATACCAATTGATAAAAATCATAATTGTAAATTTGCTGTTATTGATATGGATATCTACAATGAAAATTACAGGAAGTATGTTGATTTTATCTACAAAAACGATATACCCTTATTTCCTTTTCGTTCTAAAAGTGGGGGACTTCATTTGTATTTATTTTTAGAAAAAAGTATAAAGGCGAAGCAAGTAAAATCTTTTATGACCTTATTTAAAATTATTTTAATGCTTGATAATAAAACTGAAATATTTCCTAAACAAAATACTTTAATGGAAGGTCAAGCAGGAAATTGGATTAACCTTCCATATTATGATGTTGAAAACACTAAACAATACATGTATAATAAGGAATCACAACCTATAGAATTTAATTTAGCATTAAATATGATAAAAGAAAAATTACAAACAGAAGAAGTACTAATTGAATTTTTTAGTAATCTCCCTCTTTCTGATGGCCCTCCTTGTTTACAATCTATTTATTTATGGAAAATAACAGATTTTAGAAATGAATATTTATTTTCCTTGGCAAGATATTATAAGACGAAGTTTGGAGACGATTTTGAATATAAAATAATAGAAGCAAATTCTCTTCTTGATAAACCTATTGATACAGAGAGATTGCAAAAAACAATTATTGGTTCTCATAAAAAAAGAGATTATACTTATAAATGTACTAATGAACCACTTATTTCTATTTGTGATAAGATTATTTGTAAATTAAGAATATATGGAATTGGAGGAGAAGAAATTTCTGAACTGTCGTATGAAGAGTTTATTAAGTACGAGACAGATCCCCCCTATTATGAATGGAAAGTTAATGGAGAATTACTTAGATTTTTTTCTGAAAAAGATATAATAAATCAAATGCAATTTAGAATATTATGTTTCAGGCATTTACATATGCTTCCGATAAAAATAAAGGATCTGAATTGGTCTAAAATAATAAATAGGGCATTAAAAAATGTTATAGTGAAAATCATAAAAAAAGAAGATGACATATCGTTAGGTTCTTTATTTAAAGAACATTTGATTGAATTTTTAGAAAAACGTGCTCTTGCTCAAAATAAAGAACAAGTTATGATAAATAGAGTATTTAAAGATGAAGATAAATTCAATTACATATTCAAACCTAAGAATCTTATTTCTTTTTTATATCATCAAAAACAATTTAGAAATTATAGTGTTACTGAAATTCATGCAAAATTAAGAGAATTAGGAGGAAAACCTGCAAGATTTAGAATAGATACTAATAATTCAACAAGAGTATGGGAATTACCATTTGTTGCTTTGGATAAATTTTTAGAAGAAAAATCTATAGATGATTTTAAAATAGAATTTAAGGAGAATTATGATGAAGAAGCTTTCTAAAGAACAAGATTATCTTGCTACAATTAAAAGAAATCATAAGATTTTAACCCAAGTTGAATGTGAAAAATCTATATTAGGAGAAGATAAAATATTTAAGCATTTAAGATTATTAAAAAATGCTCATAGATTATCTTCTTTTAGATTGCTACAACCCTATTCAGTTGCTGAACATTGCTATTATACCGGCTTATTATTTGAAACTATATCTGAATATGAAAATATTCAAATAACTAAAAAAGAAATATATTATGTTTATAGGCATGATATAATAGAAACTATTACAGGTGACGTTCTATTAACAGTAAAAATACATAGTAAAACGACTAAGCAAAAATGGGCACATATAGAAAAAGAAATTATTTGCAATAAGTATCCTTATCTTGAATCTTTCTTAGATGAATATATACCCAGTAATTTTTCTAAAGAAGCATGGATGCTTTTTAAGGCTTGTGACCTATTCGAACTTTATTTATTTTGTTTAGAAGAAATTGAATTAGGAAATAACACTGGCGGAATATCAGTTGTAATTCATAATTGCGCTAATCTATTGCCTGAATTTAAAATAAATTATATCACTGAAAGAATAGTATGAAAATTAATATTATATTTGGTCCACCAGGAACTGGAAAAACAACAAGACTCTTAGAAATACTTGAAAAAGAATTACAGGAATATAGACCAGAAGAAATAGCATATGTTTCTTTTACAAAAGAGGGAGCCAATCAAGGAAAGAACAGATCAATTAAACAATTCGGTCTCAAGGAAAAATCGTTTCCGTATTTTCGTACGTTGCATTCTTTGGCTTTTAGGGAATTGCATTTAACAAGAGATCAAGTAATCAATAAACGTTACTACAAAATGTTCAGTAATAAAATGAAGATGAATTTTACGGGATACTATACGGAAGATTTAAAAAATAATGATGATAGGTATTTGCTTTTTAATCTACTTCATCGTAATAATCCTAAAATAGCGAGTTCGTATTTATACGATCTTAATACTGATTTAGTACAATTTGTAAACAAGAATTATAGGAGATTCAAGGAATTTTATCAAATAATTGACTTCACTGACATGATAGAGCTGTTCAATAAAAGACAAAAAGCTATTCCCGTAAAGGTAGCTTTAATAGATGAAGCACAAGATTTAACTACTTTACAGTGGACTATGATTTGGATAGCCTTCAGAAATTGTGAAACGGTTTATATAGCTGGTGATGATGATCAAGCAATTTATGAATGGTCTGGGGCGGATGTTAATTATTTTCTGGGATTGGAAGGATCAATAGAAATTCTTACGCATAGTTATAGACTTCCAGATAATATAGTGATTTTTGCAAAAAGAATAGCAAGTCTTATTCAAAAACGAATTGATAAAAATTATCATGGTACTGGACTAATTGGAAATATGGAATGGGTTTTAGGATTAGAAGAAATAAAAATAACATCTAATGAAACATGGATGTTTTTAAGCAGAAATCATTGTTTTTTACAAAAAATAGTTGAATATATTCAAAGTCAGGGATTAATCTATACACTTAATGGAGAATTATCAGTTAATGAAAAAGATATTAAGGCTATTAATCTTTTTGAAAAAATTAGAAGAACTAATAAAATGGGTAAAAAGGAAGCACTATTATTACGTTCTTTTATTAAACAGAATTATGATTTACGAAATCCTTGGTATAATAATTTTGAATGGGAAGAAAAAAAGATTAAATATTATAGAGATATTATTTTTCATAAAACTGATATTCATGTTTGTAAAATTAAAATTAATACAATACATTCCGTTAAGGGTGACGAAGCTGATAATGTGGTCATCCTTTTGGATATCACGAAGCAGGTATATATCAATTTACAAAATAACAACGATAGCGAATATAGAGTATTTTATGTTGGATGCACTCGTACTAAGAAAAAATTATTTATTGTTGAAGCAGAATCACCTTATAAATATGAAATTTTAAATAAATGGAGGAGTGAGTAATGGCAGACAAGCTGATTGCTGAATACAAACAGAAAGAGTTCGAGAGATTACGTAAATATGTATTGAATCAATTATCTATAATGGAATGTAATTTAAATCCACAATCGCAATCAAGAAAAATTCAAAATGGTTCTATATTAATTCCTTCTGAAAATGAGGTAAAACAATTAAATGAATCATTATTGGAATTGAGAGCTAATATATATTAACTCCCGAAGAAAGGAATCCACTATTATGAAATTTGATGAAGGAAAGCCTGATCCCAGTTTATTTTACACGTCGGCTCTTTATGAAACGGTATTTGTGAGAGCTTACGGAATAAAAAAACACGGTTCTATAGAAGGATGGAAAACTACTAAGCCAATAGAACATTTTGATGCAGCTATTAGACATATACGTGCCGTAATTGAGGGTGAAGATTATGATAATGAATCTGGAAAATTACATTTAGCCCATGCAATTTGCGATTGTATGTTCGAAATCCAAAGGATAAAGGAAAAGGAGAAAACCAATGAAAATAAGGACTGAAGGAATAAATGAACTTTATCATCGTGCTTTAAATCAATTAATGTTTAATCCTGATTTTATTTGTTCTCCAAGGGGATTAAAAATCAATGAATGTTTAAACGCTCAACTTGTTTTAACAAATCCAAGAAGACGAATTATAAGTTTAAAAGGAAGAAATTTATCTAAAAAATATTTAGCTGGAGAATTTTGTTTTTACATGTCAGGATCAAATAGATTAGATTTCATAGCTTTTTATTCTGAATTTTGGAAAAAGGTTTCTGATGATGGCATAACAATTAATTCATGTTATGGAAAAAAACTTTTCTTTGATCTTAATAAATATAGTTTAACTCAATTTGGTTACGCAAAAGAACAATTATTAAAAGATTCTGATACACGTAAAGCTATTATGACTATTTATACAAGGGAAAATACAAGACTTTATTCTAAAGATAATCCTTGTACAATAAGTCTTCAATTTTTTATCAGAGAAGATAAATTATTCCTGACTACTTATATGAGATCAAATGATATTTGGTTAGGAACTCCGTACGATATCGCATTCTTTACTATAGTTCAAGAATTAATGTTAGTAAAATTAAAGAGCATAAAATATTTTGATCTTAAACTCGGATCTTATACTCATTTTATAGGCAGTTTACATTTATATGAAAAACAATTTTTAAATGTTATTAATATGCAAGAAGATATGTCATCTAATTATCTTATAGAATCTGAATGTATGCCCATTATGACTAATTTAACATGGAAAGAATTGGAAGATTTACTTATTTATGAAAAACAAATTAGATTACATGGGCCTACTAATTTTTTAAATAGATTGATCGATCCCTTTCTTAAAAGGATATTAGGATGGTTAATATGAATTTTAATGAATATGAAATAATGCACCTACTAAACAAATTAAAAGAAAAAAGTAATTGTTTGGACAAACAAGTAGCTTGCATAATCACCGACTCACTATGCAACATACTGTCGGTAGGAATAAACAGGGTCCTAAACTGCGATAAAGATTGCTATAATAAAGAAAAACGTATCTGTGTGACAACACATGCAGAAATAGAAGCTTGCAATCATTTAACGTCGTTAGATCACGGTTTCGCCAAGACGGCATATTTAAATCTATTTCCATGCGTGCCTTGTCAACGAATATTAAAAAATTGGGTAAAGGAAATTGTTGTATTCGGACCAAAACATAAAGAACAAGAATTTAAAAATATTCGATTAGAAAGAAATTTATACTTTGATTTGTTAGATAAGAATAAACAAGCTAAACAATTATCTGTAGCGCAAGGTGAATTATGTGAACTTGTAACAGCTATAAGTGATTATTTTTATAGACCTGAAAAAAATATGAACGAACATGATTTTGTAGATGAAATAATTGATGCTGAATTAATGTTAGATCAGATAAAACTTATATGCTGGCAACAGAATACAAATTTCTACAATATATTAAGAGATATTAGAAATAAGAAATATATGAGGATTCAACTACGATTAAATAATGGAGGCATACAATAATTACTTATAGTATAAGTAATTATAAATTAAAATTTTCGTTACCTTAACTTAAAAGGTTTAGACTTGTATAACTACCTTATGGCTTATTTAGGCCCATTAAGCTAAGGTTTTACATAAATTAAGGGCATAAGGAACATAATGTGTTAAAAAAATGTAATATTTGTGGACATATATTTAGTGCACTCACTAATAGAGTAAAATACTGTTCTGAAATATGTGCTAAACATAAAAAATATTATAAGCAAAAACCTATATTAAAAAAGATTTGTAAAAAATGTGAAAAAATATTCTATACTCGAAGATCGGATAAAATATTTTGTTCTTCTAAATGTAAAAATAAATATCATTATATAAGAACTGATGATATAAAAACATGCAAAGAATGTCATAAATTATTTCCTACTGGAAAAAAATATCAAATATATTGCACTAAAATTTGTTATCTTAAAGCTAAAAATAAAAGAAATAAAAAAGAATATCAAGAGAGGAGAAGGCATAATGGACCTTGAAGAAGTATATATAAGTGCTTTATTAAAATGGGAATTAATTGTTGATGTATGGGACTACAATATCTCATATAAGAAAAATATGAAGATTATATTAAGTATATTTCCAGGATTGATACACTATCCTTCTTTCTGTTCTTTTTGTTATTTCTGGGATGATCCTCAGTGCGATGGTTGTCCTTTAGTTAAAGAATGTGGATATGATTGTAGAGAAATTGATTCTCCATATAATCATTGGTTTATTGTTGTTAATAATAATAATAAAACAAATGCCGAGGATTTGGCCGAACAAATAAGAAATGATGTGAAAAAAATATATCTTAAGAAAGGAGGAGAGGATTATAAAGATACTAAAGAATTACTTAATAGATATTCATTTTTATAAAAGGAGATAACATGTTATTATTTTGTCATATAGAGGTAAGGGATGCAGGATTCGCTCCGAATCCTTTCTGGAAATATCTCACACTTGCAAATTGTAAACCTGCAATAAGAAGAAAAGCAAATATTGGCGATTGGGTAATTGGTCTAAGTCCCAGTAAAGAAGAAAATAAAATTATATATTGTATGAAGGTAAAAGAAGTAATGACTTTTGAAGATTATTATAATGATGAAAGATTCAAAATTAAAAGACCTATTATGAATGCAAAAAAAGATATTTATAGAAAAGGGGACAATATTTATCCTAAAATTAATGAAGGACACATTCAACTATTTTCAAGACATAGTCATAAAGACGGATCTACAAATATGAAAAATAAGATTAGGGATCTTAGTGGGATAAACGTTTTAATTTCCATAAATTTTTATTATTTTGGAATGAATATGATTGTTAATCCATTCAAGTTTTTAAGAGTCGGAAGAGGATTCACTTCTAAATTCAATGAAGATCAAATAGAGGAATTATTATCCTATTTAAAAAATTTTAAAAAAGGAATATCTGGATGTCCTTCTAACAAATGGAAGAAAGGAGATGAATCATGGAGAATAGGTCTATAAATGAATTATCCCGATTTAAATAATAGTAAGATAATATCTTTTGATATCGAAACGTATGACCCTGAATTAAAAGAATTGGGACCAGGAGTGTATCGCCGTGACGGAGATGTTCTGGGAATGGCTATAGCCAACGAACAAGGTTTTTCTGAATATTATGATTTAGGTCATAAAGGAATAACCATCGAAACTAAACAAAAAAACATGACCTACCTTAAAGATGTCTTATCTTTACCCTGTAAAAAATTAGGAACGGCTATTTTATATGATTTAGATTGGATTAATTCTTGGCTTAATATAAAAGTAAAAGGAGAACTGCACGATATACAAGTTGCTGAATCTTTAATAGATGAAAATCAAATTCATTATAGTTTAGATTTTCAAGCTAATAAATATTTAAAAATAGGTAAAGAATGGACATTAATAGAAGAATTTTGCAAACGGAATAATTTAAAAGGAGATCCTCGTAATCATCTTTATTTAATGAGAGCATCTATTGTACGAAATTATGCAATCGGAGATGTTAAAAAACCTTTAGAAATATTTAGACAACAATGGCGAATAATGAAAAAACAAGGGCTGTTAAACTTGTATCATTTAGAAATGGAATTGTTCCCTTTATTATTACAAATGAGACAAGTGGGAGTAAGAATAGATGAAAAGGCTATAAAACAAGGAATAACAAAATTATCTTTATTCATTAAATCAAAAAGTTCTATTTTATGGGAAAAATATGGAAAATTTAATTATAATAGTTCACAACAAATTGCTATAATGTTAAATCAATTAGGAATTTCTTATCCATTAACTAAAAAAGGAAATCCTAATTTAGATAAACATTCATTACCCTTAATTGACCATTCTATATCAAAAGAAATATTAGAAATTAGAGAAGCGAATAAAATACTTTCTACTTTTTTTATTAATGCCTTTACAAGACATAATACTGCTGGTCGTATTCACTGTAATTTTCATTCTATGAAGACTGAAGAATATGGTGCGAAATCAGGAAGATTTTCATGTTCTAATCCTAATTTGCAACAGATACCTTCAAGAGAAGAAACATTTGGTAAACTTTGTAGATCTGTATTCATACCTGAACAAGATCATACATGGATTAAAGTAGACTATAATCAAATTGAATATAGATTAATAGCTCATTATGCTCAGGGAAAAGGAAGCGAAAATATAAAGAAACAATATAATGAAGATCCTAAAACAGATTATCATGAATTCATAATGAATCTTACCGAATTAAGTCGCAAAGATGCTAAAAAACTTAATTTTGGCACAGTTTATTTTATGGGAGTTGACACTATGTCTCGTGAATTTGGTTGGTCAAAAAATAAATGTGAAAGTCTAATTAACGCATATAATAGAGAGGTTCCCTTTCTTAAAACTACTCGGAGATTTATAATAGATGTTGCAAAGAGTCGTGGTTATTTATGCACTCTTTTAAAAAGAAGAGCACGTATTACTCAAGAAATGAGAGACTTCCGTAAAGAATACAGCATGTTTAATCGTTTAATGCAGGGTTCGGCAGCTGATATATTAAAGAAAGCTATGCGAGATGCCTATAAAGCTGGTATATTTAATGTTCTTGTTCCCCATCTAACAGTCCATGATGAGTTAGATTCTTCTAAACCTAAAACAAAAGAAGGAAACGAAGCTACCACAGAATTAAAATACATAATGGAAAACTGCATCAAACTGAAAGTGCCATTAATAGCTGATGTAGAAGAAGGTCCTAATTGGGGAGAAACAAAAGAGTTTGGACATGATAAAATTTATAATTGATAATATTTTAAATTATAAATTGCCCAATAAAATTGCACTTATTATATGTGATCCACCTTATGGGACAGGGAAAATACAAGACAGTGCCTCAGAGAATAAAATATATGGCAAAGTAAGAATTTTAGATGATAGAGATATAAAATTACCTTTAGACATTTTAAAATACTTATTAAGTTATAATAAACCTCTTTGCTTCTTTTCACAAATAAATTTAATGTATAAACTTGGTCAAGAGCAAATACAATATCCAGATAAAATTATATATTGGAAATCAAGTTGGATTAGTGGTTTTAAATCTAATTCTTGTTTGCCCAATCAAATTGAAATAATTTATTGTTTTAATCTTAATATTAAAAATATTATATCTCAAAATAATAAAACCATTGGTAACTTAATTAGTGATAATAAATATGTGGCACCAAGACATAGGGCACATTTAGATAGAAAATTAACTATACACCAATCTCAAAAGCCCGAATATTTAGGTAAATTACTTGCCGCTACTTTTTCTAATAAAAAAGATTTAATACTTGATGCTTGTTGTGGAAGCGGCGCATTGGGCAAAGGAGCAAATACAGCATCTGGAGGTCGTGATATAATCTTTATAGATAATGATCCTATGTCTATAAGAATTGCAAAAATTAATGTAAAGGAGGCAAAATGAAAAAAGAAAATGATATATACAAGAAAATGAACAATGAGTTTAATAGAAATAAAATACTTTTACAACCTATAGAATCAGGAATAAAAGGAATAGGTATCCCGGATATATTTTATTGCACTTCTAATTGTGAAGGTTGGATTGAATTAAAATATATCCCAAAATATCCCATAAAAAGAAATAGTTATATACGTATCCCATTTCATCCTGGACAAATGAATTGGATTAATAGATATAGAGAGTTAAACGGTAATATTTTTTTGATGGTCTATATAGAAAATGGACTGTGGATATTCAAAGACCTTAACATAAAAGAACATTACACAGAAAACGATCTTATTAGATCTTCTTGCTATAGAAGATTATGGAATGGGATAAACTGGGAAGAAATTTATTATTTACTGGCTACTTCAAAAGACTTATAATTAATATTATGATCCTTCAACCATTTACGAGCTTTCTCTGATGTATAATTTTTCTTATTGAATCTATAAGCTTGAGTGACCCAACGAATAGAGCCTTTTAACTTCCCGAGTATTAATGAAAGGCCCGGAGCTATTTGTTTTCTTCTAAACTCACTGAAGCCACCTGGACTAAGTATACGTGCAGCATGTTCATTAGGATACGGCATCTAAATCTCCTATTCCTTACTTTCCCATTCATCATATATCTCCACGTCAACGGGATCTCCCGGTATTTCTCCAAGACCGGCAAAAGTTAACCATGGTTTCACTTTCCATAAATTAATTTTATTTATGTCATCTTGCACGAAGTCATAATATATCTTTCCGTTCGTTCCTGGAGGATTCAGGATAGAAGCAGTCACTTTTATTTCTGTTCCACTCGGGTCTCTATATTCTATACTTTGAGTAGTAGTTGTTGCTAAATCCACTATGATTCCGTCTTTATAACAAGTAAGTATCAATCTAAATGGTTGATTAATTTCTATTCTTTCATCGCTCATAAATTAGAATCCCCCTCTTTTTTAGTAAATAAATTAGATGTTCTATCCACTATTGTATAAAGATTCGAAGTTTTCTCTTTATAACTGAATGCTGCTCCTCCAGGATTATTAAAGAGATAATCTATTTGTTCTTGAGTGGGAATGCCAAGGAAGACATAGAGTTCATCAAGGAGACCTTCGTAGGGATTTAATCCATTGGTTCTTGCTCCCCATGATACATTTCCTGTATTAGAGCAATCAATTGGTAAAGAACTAATGTCTATTTCAGTACTATCCTTAACTGTATTCACATAAACAATAGCTTTGTCTGTCGTTCGATTTATAATAAGTACAATATGATTAAACTCAGTATCAAAAGGAGCAGAACCTGTACTAAATGCTTCTTGTACCAAAACTGTTTTTTTCATATAAAACCGTAATCTGTTACTTACATTATCTGAAGAAAAAAATATCCAATTATTCCCATCTTGTATTTTATCAAATAGTCTTCCAAAAGGTAACGGCACTGCATCCTTGCTCTTCATCCAAAAGGGAATCCAAAAAGAACCATTGCCAATTTGATCAAGAGGCGAGCCGTTTCCGCAATCTATCCGTTCATTAACTCCGGGGAAATTGACGGCCTTTCCTGATATTCCATCTACCCATATTGGAGTAGTTCCTTCTAATGCACCATCATTCCCGTATCCGGAAAGATCACGAGCTATAAGACCATTTCCTTCGTTGAGTCTCCAAAGTCCTATCAATCCCGGAATAAACATTACAGATAAATCCTTTAAGGTCTGGCCTTTGAGAGTCGGAGCCAGTAAACCGACGTCCATTATTCTATGATTATTCCTATTAAAATTCCAATCCCTATACTAATTACTACTGTAATAATTCCATTTTTTATATCCTCGATCCTTGATCTTTTGGAGTAATTCTCTAATGATGTCTTCGCTTGACTCGTTGAGTCCTTCAATTCTTTCAATTGTTTCTGAATCAGATTTGTTTGATCCTGTAAGTTGCCTATATACTTCTCTTTGTTCTCTAATTGTTTTTTCAAGTTCATTACTGTATTCTTCAAGTTCTTTATAGCTGATTCGTTCTTGTTCTGTTGCATCTCGTAAATTATTAAGAGTGCTTCCCGTGTTTTCAAGTTCTTTTGTAATATCAACAATTCTATTTTCTGCTGATGTGAGTTCTGTAATAACATCTGCAATTTCTGTTTTACTTCTTCGATACTTAATGAACCCGAAAACAATAAGGAAGATACAAAGAACAAGAATAATAGAAAACAAGATTTCTTTAGCATTTTTCATTTCCCCTCCTGTTTATATTGCTTCGCCCTTATATTTCCCTCGGTATAAATACCCGCATTTCCAAGCAAGGCTCCAAGCCACGCAATGAATATTCCGTCTGTTATTTCCTGTTTGAATACCATGAGCAGGAAAACTCCGCACAGAATGATAAATACAATGATAGTAATGCTGAGCTTTCTACTGATACGCGATTTAGTCTGAATCATTCAATAATTCCAATAATCTTTTGTCTGGATTATAGAACAAAATCCCTGAATACTTCTTGGCATTCTGGATATTTAATTCTCTCCAAATTGCTTCAGCTCCTACTTTTTCTAATTCAAGACGAACTGCCTTGGCAGTTTTAATAATGATTTGATCTCTTTTCCAATCTGCATCTACTACGCAATATCTTCCAATCACTGGAGTCACGTGACGAATTGTTTTTGCCGACATAATAGTTCCATCGAGTTTCTTCCAAGACTTCTTCATCATATAGAACACGGCCAGAATCCTATCCAAATCCAGTTCGTCTTTTTCTTTAACAAGTCGAGTATATATTTTTCGATACAGTTCGTCGGCATCCGTTCTAATAAAATACTTCATCCTGATTAAAGGATAACAGACAGTTCCCGAGCAATCGGCCCCGTACGGATTCTCCTTTCCCCACTCATATCCCTCGTCTGCGTCCACTAATCGCAATGCCCATTTCCTGAACTGCGCCGCTATATTTTTCATAAAAGTACTCCTATGATATAACCAGATATTATTCCCAATATTCCAACGACAGTCTGCCAGATTCCAAACTTGACTCTCTTGTTATTCTTTCTTGTTTCTATACAATCATTCTTTGTCATCAGTGTTGGAATGATGATCATTACTTCATGATGTTCCTTGATTAAGCCGCCACCATCACCAAGACCTATTAACTCTGTGTACATCTGGAGTATCATATCATGATCTGATGGTTGTTGATTAGCCATTAAAATCCTTTATGGCAAAGCCAAATACATCACTGTTATAGCTGGCGGCACTACTGTTTTGGTGAGTACCACGGTAAAACCATTAGATAGAAATGCGCTTATATATCCGTACCATCCATCATTACCAGCGCCTGATATAATCTTAATTGAATAAGTGGCATTAAAGACAAGAGCAATACCCTGATAATCTTTTCTCATACTATAATGAACATTTGCATCATCAAATCCAAGACTATAAGCTGTGTCCGTAACAGGTGCGCTGCTTATCAAAATTATTATCGAGGGTTCAAATCCAACATCTGTTATATTAAATGTTGCAGAAGCAGTTTTAGTAAAAGCGCCAATCTTTATTCCAGTATTCCTAAGCGCAAGTTTCTCATAGATCGGTAGATTCCCTGCTCCTTGACCTTTCAAATAAGAATCCAAAATTCCTACTGCCAATCTTTCAGGAATATTCGTACCTCGAACGACAAAATCTCCTTTTGTAGTAAAACCTAAAATACTATTAATAAAATTATCCCCTTTGATCTTCCTATCAATTCCTCCAACGGTTCTCAAGTGAAATATATCTGTTATTATAGTTGAAAATGCTTCAGTTAATTGACTGATTTTAACGCCCATTTAAAACTCCTATTGCTTAGAGAATATCGACAAGGCAATATCTCCATCTTTTATTTGATCTTTTATTTCATCAAATATATTATCTTCTTTCTCACCAAAATTCATATTGGAAAATAAACCTATAGAAGACAAGTTGTATTCAATTTCCTCTAACTGCAATTTATGAGAACTATAAATACTTGCAATCATATCTAATCTGTCTATGTAAAAAGTTGAAGCAATATCTGAAATAATTTCTATTTTAATTTTTTTAATATTCAATATTCCAGCTCCAGCTTCGGCTTCTGCTCTAACTTCCAGTTCAGTTTCTGTAACCACATCTATATTCACAATAGTATCCTGATCTTGTAATCCATTTACGTCTACTAATAAACCAATAGCTTCAGATATTTCTTTTACTTCTTTCGAATATTTTATCCACTGATCTCCAAATAAACCAGTATCTGCTGATCCCAAATCTATATCCATAGGATTATTATCCACGTCAAGATAAGTAATTTTTATAATGGGAGTTACACTTTCATAATAAATATATGTTCTTACATATTTAGGAAATGGAATTGCTTTTTCTAAGGTGAAAATAACATATTCTCCTACAGAACCAACACCAGTTACAAATTTCAACGATCGTTTCCCAGTTAAAACATGATCAACAGATAGAGTCAAGGTGGTTGTTGACAATGCACTAACGTCCCAACCTATTAAAGAATCGCAATCAGCCAATATTTTCCAGTAAGTATCAAGTCTATTAGAAATATTATATTTACCAAAAGTTAAAATATCTTTAATTTCATAATTTTCTATCTTAATTTTGGTCTGCGGAAATCTTTTTCTTTTTAATAAAAAATTACAGATATTGCTTATGGTTGCAGTGTCTATATAATCAGGAAAGGTGATTTTCTTTTCAAACAATCCAAATCGTCCCTGGCTTTCTGTATCTTGATATGTCGCAACATACTCTACCACTTTTGGATCGGCGGATGTCGTACGGAAAGCCAAGATTTTATTCAGAATTTTTGAATTATCTACTGAAATATCAGGTGATTGATATTGGTATCCTTCAAACAGGGAAGTCTGGATAGAATTGCTTATTTGCTCGAACACGAAATCTTTATCATTATCAACATAGAATCTGTAACGATCATTTTCGTAATCATAGTTCGCTATTTGCAGAAGTGTCTCGAATACCTTAAACAGGTTCTTATCTTTAAACTCTATAGTGATATTTGAAATGGACGGAGAAGTTATCTTACTTACGTTGTAATACACTCCGAGTTCTAAACCAAGATATGTATTCCCAACGGCCTTTATGATAAAATCCAAAGTCTGATTAGTGTGGGTCACATTAATGACTTTCTTCAATAATCTTTTATGAAAACCTTCTCCTCTCACCGTTAAGACCGGATTTGTTTGATCGGGTTCTGGAGTTTCTTGAACATATCCTGATTTCCATAATTCTCCGGATATATAAAAATAACATTCAGTATTCCTTGTTATAGGAATATCTATATTTCTTGGAATATCGAATGAAAATTTATCTATTCCTCCTACTTTATTTTCTTTTATTTTAGCATTAAGTATTTGACCTGAATTGTCAGTGTCTGAAAGAATAGCTAATCTTTCACCAGATGGAGATTTTATATAAAGTTGAATTCCAATAGGTGTAGAAAATATAGGCATTACAAATAATACCTCTCATTCCATTCAATAGTTATATCGCAAGCTGTAGTTGGAATAATTTTAAGCGTAAAAACACCAATAGGAAATTGAAAATAACCTGTTCCAGTTAAAATATTATTTGTTCTATCTAAATCACCAATCTTAACTGTTCCATTTTTACAATCAATAATTAATGTCTGGTATCCTATTGTTCCGAATAGAGCATCATTTATCTGTATGCCTTCTTTTGTTTCGTCAATATACATTTGAATCTGAGCAACCGCAACAATAGCTTCAAAAGTAATTATTGGAGGAACTTCTACTGAACCAAGATTGTTTATTTCAATTTCATTTATATCAATAATTAAACTCTCAGTTCTATTTATAGGAGTTGTTTTTTCCCAGAAAGGTTTCAATAATCGAATTGAGATTTCATTATCGCTCGATGCTTTATGCGCTCCCTTATCGTAATCAAGATTATAATTCAATATTGCAATAGGAATTCGCATTTCATTAATCTTATCAATCAAGTAAATTGCCTTATAAAGAGCGTCCAGTAAACTGTTTTCAGCAAATCTAAAGTTAGAAACATTCTCTCCTAATGCCTGTGAAAAATTAAGAGTTATTTCTCTGGATCCTATACGGGTTTTTCCAAGTTTAACGGCTCCGTGTAAAGATGAACTCTCGACTATCTTATTTTCAAAGACAAATTTCTCTTTCTCAAAAGTTAAACTTCCTTTTGCTGGTTGAAAAATAATATCGTCATTTAAATTTAATAAAATGTTGTTATTAATATCGGTTAAAGCGTATTCTATTTTACTCACCTCAGGCAATACACACCACGGACGACTTTTATTATAGTGCGCATCTAACTGCTTTTCAGTCCAGACTTCGTTAGGAACATAAAGTATATCGCACATTAAAGAGTCGGCTTGTTTTGCATTGTTTTCATGGCCAATAGACATAAGAGGAAAAGATCCGGTAAAAGCATCCGGCGTAAACTCCCAATCAGTATCCCCTCCTATACTTCCAGCTTCAGTATAGACTTTTAACCTTGATGCAGTTTGTCCCTGAGCAGAAAGATCAATCGCGGCAGCCACCATGATCCACTGGTTCACATCATTAATACCGCTATCATCAAGTACTTGACTAATTAAATATCTCACTGTTCCACCATCTTGCCAAGCTATCACTATGTAGTTACCACTAATACCGTAATACATAATAAATCTATGTGTTACATCGATAAACCATTCCACAAATCTATTATCAATTATTGTATCATAAGTAAACCACGGCCTCACTCGAAAAATCAATGTGAATTTTGGAACTAAAGTTAATAAATAATTAAGTTTACCAACAACTCTACTCGTAGGAGTGTATGGTGTTGGATAAGGAAGGTCTTCTGCTTGAACTGCTGTCCAGTAAGTATATTCATTAATAGTATCAGTTCCGGCATAACAATGAATTCGAATATCATCAGTTAAGTTTATAAGAGTATCAACAATAATTCTTATTTCAACAGTCTTCGGGTCCTTCCAGTCATAACCATATAAGGTACCTTCAGATGGTGTGCCCGGAGCATTAGGATAGTTATCCCAATCTATTGACATATTGAAAATATTTACAGCAATAGTTATGTTTCTAACTGTTAAAATTGTTATGTTTCCTGTGGTGCTTCCTTTTCTTGCAATTATTGAAAATGATGGAGTCAGAATTGTCCAAATATCCAAGAGGAATTGATAAACAAATCCGTATATGGCTCCACTATTCATCACCTTTGTGAATCTTTTACCATCATAATACTCATCACTTAGTACAGCAGTAACGTCTACTTCAGTCCAATTAACAGTAGTTAAATCTTCAGGGTCGATTATCAAATTAGTAGTGTCCTGAAATATTCCTACGGCCCCACGCTCTCCGGGCCATCTAACATTATTATTATTTTCCCCATCTACAATAGCAGGAAAATGAATTATTTCTTTATTTATAGGTCTGGTGCCTTTATTAGAAATACAATTAGCTTCATGAAGACTAATGACTTCTGAACTGAGTTTGACAGAGTCACAATTTTTTATAATAGACATTATATAGCAAGCCTCATTTCTTTACCAAGTTTTTTAATCACAACATCAGTAACATGATCTAAATCCATTTCATTAGAAATATTCGCACCATCAAAAGAAACATTGATCACAGGGGACGAGGATCCGCCAGCCCTTGCAATTTCCCTTGAAATATCATTCGGTATAACAACAGTGTTATCTGGAAGATTTAATATTTCTCCTCCCCGTTCTCCAATTCGTGTCAAGCCTGAAGCAGTTCCACCTTTTTCCATAGCAGGAACAAATTTACTTGCAGAAATTGCGGCAATTTGAGCGGCGGAAATTACTCCAGTTAATACTGTCATAGCAGAAGCAAATATAGGACCAATAATAGGACCCAATGAAGGGGCCGCCGCCCACCATCCCATTATAGAAGAAGCTGCATTAGAAAGAACTCCAAATATTTTATTTTGCTTATCCGATTCAAAAACATCTCTGCCTAATTTATTCTTCTTATCCTTCATGTCTTTATCAAGTTTTTCTTTTTCTATATTAAATTGTTCTTCAGTTATTATTTTATTGTCAAGATTTTGTTGCAGACTTGAGAGTTCACTCTGATACCATAATTGTAATTCGGCATCTTGATTTTCAAAATATTGTGATCTTATAGATGAAAGTCCTTCAAAGGAAGTAGAAATAATAGAGTTAATAGTGTCATAGGCTAATTGAACAGTTTCAATTTGTTCATCCCAATGTTCAGACCAAGTTTGTGCAGTATCTTCTGTGCCTCCTTTTGTTTTTGTTTTCAATCCGTCATTTAATTGATCTATCCCTGCAAGAATATTTCCAATGAACTCCTGTTGGCCAGTAGTCAATTCACCCCAATTATTCTTTGCATAATCATAAGTATTCTTAAAAGCAGTCTTAACCTTTACGCTTAAATTAGTGGCCAATTCTTCTGTTTCACCAGAGAAAGTTCTTATCTCATCTTTAACAGTTTTAAATATGTTACCTATATCAAAAACAAAATCTTTACCAAGGAGTGTAAAAGCAGAATTGATCTTTTCTGATTGGTCCAGAACGTCTTGTAATGTTGCTTTACCAGTAAGATACTTAAAAAATGTTCCTATACTTTGAATAGATTCTTTAATTGCAATAGTCAAGTTCACTATAAGATTTATAGCCATTCTTATAGTTGTACCTAATACAGTTATACCAGTAATTACTAAATTAACAGCTATTGAAAGTATTTTAAATGCCCCAGCACCTGAAGTAGATTCTCCAGTGAGCTTCACAAGATTTTCTTTAATCGTTATCCATAAGTCATTCAAAACTGGTAAAAGAACATCTACAATGGGCATAATAATCCCTTTTAATAGTTCAAATCCTCCAGCAACAGTGCCCACGATATTAGCGACAATCTCCATTCCTTGAGAGGACATTATAAATGCCAACATTCCTTCTGCAGCAGTAGTCGCTCCAACAGTCAATTTATCAACGAAATGTTTTCCTATATTTCCTACGACTGTTTGAACTTTTTTGAGAGAATTTTTGTATGTATCAAATGTCTTTTCCTGTTTAGCAAAAGCCTCTTCTGTTACTCCTGTTGCGTTCTCCATTTCTCCTAATACCCGATTAAACTCCTCTCCTCCAACCCCGGTTAAAGCCATGGCTCCACGCAATGCCCTGATATTAGGAAGCAAATCTGACATGGCTGCGGCATCACCGTCAGTTTGAGTCTCTATTAATTTTAATGCTCCAGCCAAACCTTCGGCCTTTAAAAACGTGGAACCACTTTCATATCCCATATTCTGCAATGCTTCGGTCATGGCTCCTGATGGTTTTAAGAAAGCATTAACAATAGCATTTAATTGAGTCGTAGCTAAATTTGCGTCCACTCCTTGCTTTGTCATGGCTGCTAATCCAGAAGTTAATTCTTCTAATTCTATTCCAACCGAAGCATACAAAGGAATAGAAGTTCCGATAGACGCAGCTAATTGTTCGCCTGTTATTTTACCAAATTTAATTGTTTGAAAAAATATATCAGAAGCTTTGGTAGTATCCATAGTTTCTTTACCATATGCATTCACTGCTGTAGTTAAAACATCTACAGCAGTAAACGTATCTGTTAAAGCTGCTTTGGCAAATTTTGCTGAATCAATGGTTATTTTCATAGCTTCTTTAGCAGTTGTTGCGCCCGCAGAAAAAGCTTGATATAATCCTTTTGTTAATTCGGTTGTTTCCCCCAAAGCTGGAGGCAATAGAAGAACTGCCTTTGATAATTTCTGCATATCTACTATTGCCGTATCTACCAAAGTAGATACATTTGCCATAGCTTTTTGAAATTTATTTGCCGCTTTTACGGATAAAACAAATGCTGCGGCAAAAGCAGCGGCAATAGCAGCTCCAGCAAGAGCCGCTCCCTTAGTGATTCTTTTTAATCCAGAATTCCATTTTTTGTCGTCGAGTCTTGCCTCACCATAAATGGAACCCGCCTTGAATGCCATTATTTCCTCTTATTCTTTTTTATTAAATTATCGAATACAGTTTTTGGTATACTGTGTCTTATTAATCGTTCAAATATATTCAATTTATCCTCATTGATTTTATCTTCTATCTCCCTGATTCTTTCTAATTTTTTCCTTCTCCATTTTGTAAAAACCGTTTGTCCCTTCTTAAAACCCAAACCTTGAATAACTCCCAATAATTCACCCTGTTCAATCTGATTCAATATTTTTCTTTTCTCTATTTCCCCTATGAGTTCTTCAAAAAACCAATATAAATCATTTTCATATTCATTAATTAAAGTAATTGCGCCCTCTAAAGAAACGCCGCTTTTAATTAATGCTATGATTCCTTGGATTTCGAAGACTTTTTTTTAATGCCTCCAATTGTCTGTGCGACATAAGTAAGAATAGTGTTCAGTGTTCCAAAATCAAAATTCTCCAAGAACCATTCTTTTTCTTTAGGGTAAATATAAGACAGTTCTTCAGCAATTACCTCTATTCCGGATAACTCTTCTTTCTTTTGTTTCTTTTCTAATACAGACCATCTTTCTGTTATTTCCAGTGCAATTTTTCCGCTCACTGGACTTTCTGGATTAAGAGTAAACTCTTCCCCAGATAAAGTAGTTAATTCTAAAGTTAAATCAGGTTTCTCCGCTTGAAATTTTTGCATTTTTTCTCCCCTTTAAAATGAGGGTTGAATATTAACCCAAATATTCAGAGCCCTCAAACCGGTCCTCTTTACGGAACGCTATTTGTTACAGGATACGAGTCAACAGCGTCGGCCAAATTAGCTGTTGCTTCAGTATCCTCCAGTGCGTCTGCTGTCATGTAAAACAGTATTATGTCCCCCGCCGTGAATGTTGCCGCCGGAAACGTCAACGTCAATTTCGTTGTGGCGATTACTCCAGCCGTCGATAGTATGAATTCATCCTCCACCTTTGCGGTATAGTCTCCAATATCGTATATTGATTGAAACGCGATATTTTCGTTGAAAGTTATTTCCAATGAAGTTGCACTAATTGCGATCGCCGTAGCAATAATCGGTCCAGCAACATCAGGCCACGTAATCGGCGGGACATCTTCCACTGTTGGATCTCCCCAATAACCGAATGCCCCATTTTTCGTTGTAGATTCTAAGGCTGTAAACTTATGCCACTTAATTCTGAATTCGACAGGGAAATTTCTTTGCGTGTCTGCTCCCCAATTTATTAATTCGCCACTTACGATTGGAATGGCCTCATAGAAATTTAGAATGTGCTCGAGGTCTGCAAGAGCTTCCCCGTTTTCATCCACGGCGGCAACCTTTAATACTCCCGCTTGTTGATCTCTCATAGACTGATAAATATTTCTATTAATCGTACCAGAATCATCAGCCGGATTCACGTTTTCTGACGTGACCCCGGCCATTATAAGTTTAAGCAGTCCAGTAGAAATCTCACCGAATGTTACATTGAGAACATAGTCGACTCCAGTCTTTACATGATCTGCAGCCTTTGTCCCGTCTTGTTGATACATAATATCCTTAATGTCTTGATCGGGAGTCAGGTTCGCATCTGCAGTCGTTTTTCCTAAGTCATATCCTTTGAATCCTACTTGGACCACTCCAAGAGGGCCTTCAAAAAGTTTTGAATTTCCTACAAAAATTGCTCCGCCAATCATTTCATAAACCTCCTATTTGGTTGTAATGATCGAATTAAAAGAGAACATCTCTAAATGTTTTTCATCTACTCCCAAATATCCTGGGGTTTGCATGGGAGATATTTGATAAGTCTGCATCGCCGGATACACTAATGCATCCACAGTAACCTCAGGAAGTAAGAGTCCAAACTTATTCTTAAGTAATTCATAAACAGTATCTATTTGTTTTTTTGCTATATTCATTTGTATAGCTCGTGAAATTATTTGAACAGACCAATCAGTTCTATTATACCAATGTTTGGTCTCTCCACCAGTTTCACTTATCATAACTTCATCTTTTTGTGAATCAGGATTGAATCCATTCACAATAAAGGCAATAGAAGGAAGATTTACAATTAAATACTGGGTCAAATTGTATATCACATTCCCACTTCTTTCTTAAATTCTATTCGTATTACTTCCATCAAATCTTCACGATCATTTTTTAAATGTTTCTCAATCCATTTATTTCCGGCATCCATATCTCGTTCAGTAAACTTCCCCCAACCACCCTTCCACTCATGCATCTTCATTGCATAATCAGTATTCCATACTACTGTTATAACTAATCCCGCAACAGCTCCACTATGAGCGGGAGTAACTTTTTCTTTTGAACCAGATATAATGGATTGTGGAAAGATTAAAATAAGTTTATTTCCAACAAAAGCTGAAGAAGACCCACGCAATACTCCCCAACGAATAGGCGGTTTTCTGCTTTCTTTCATACTTCCATTATTAGACCAATTCAATAATTGCACAGCTCCTTTTTCCATAGCTTTTGCAAAAAATTTTGGACTTCTCTTTTGTAATCTTTTTAAAGGACGTAAGTCCATACGCATTTTTATTTTACCTTTCATTATATTACAATCTCTAAATGACTTGATTTGAAAGATCCTACTATAATTACTTGTCTAACTTTTAATTTAGGATAACCTGAAACACTTTTTCCATGTAATTTTGTTATGCTCACATAACAACCATTTTTAATATTTGAATCAACGGGAGTAAAAATAGATGCTTTAGGATTTATCGGTGCTCCCGTTGAATCATATTCAACTTTACTATCGTCTTCTATATACGCCTTTCTTCTATACGGATTTCCTTCTGTTTCTGTTCTAAAATTATTGTCCCTTGTAACTGGAGTAACTTCTATTTCGTCAGTATAATATAAACTCATTATCTATTTCCTATAGGGATGAAACTTGGAGGCAAAGGAGGTGTTGATATATTTCCTTTACTGAATGCTGAAAATGATTCCAACGTTCCCTGTACTTGCATAGCACTTTCAAAAGTAGGAAAAATTAAATGAAGACAATTAGGATGATATGGAGGAGAATCAGTTAATGGAGGAAAACGTTTATCTTTTCCACTCATAGAAAAAATTTTTCCTTCAAAATCCATACATATTTTAGTAGTAGTATTATGAGAAGATACTTGCATCAAGTCCGTTCCATAATTAGCACCTTGCGCTAATGCTGCTTGTGAATGAGCTTGATGAAATTTTGTACGTGCAACCAATTCAGCATAATAATGTGGTTTATATCGCATTTTACCAGCTTGAATAAATTGTTTATTATCTACAATTAGCCATTCAGAAGTTTTAAATAATTCAGTAAGCATGGTCTTAGCTTGACGCAAATTCCCCATTTCAAATCCAGCAGTTACATTTATATTTATTAAAGCTTCATCATAAAGCATTTGTTGAGTATTACGAAATAAGGTAAAAAGATTTTTTTTACCTAAATTTAATCCACTTAAATAAGATTGTACTGCATCATCATATAGTCCCCTCATAATAGTTAAACTGTATCTACTCGTTGCTAATTTGCGTAAACCTTTTGAAGCCATGTTTGCTATGTATTGAGTATTGGCTATTCTTTTTCCCATTAAGACTAAACTCTTTTTATATCTCCAAGGAATATTTTTTTCAGACCAAGAAATGAATAATGCTCCCATTTCAGCATATAATTTAGTAACTTCAATTTTTATACGATTCCAATATATCGTAGATAATTTTGCGCCCTTTATTGATTGCCGAACTATAATAAGCAATCTTTTTTCAAGTTTTCGTAATTCTTTATTTAAAAGTAAAAATCGTTTTCTGAAATCCGCCTCAAACAATAAGACATCTTTACGTGTCATACTCACCTTTCAATAAAGCAACAGTATTCACAATAGAATAATCACGCAACATTCCCATTATATAATCAGGAATCTTAATTTGTACTTTATCTAATCTTTCTTCTTTTTGAGAAAGGGTAAAAGCGGTTAGTCCACTGTGAATAGCTCCTCTTCTTTCATTAAGCTCTGTATAATGTTCCATTAGAAAAAGAGCTGCTTCAATCTGAGCATTTAAAATATTAATATCGGTCAGGGTTGGTGACAAATTTAATCCAGGAGCAAGATATAACCAATAGAAAGCTGATATAAGAAGCGACTGTTTTGAAGTTTCCCCTGGAGTACCCACAGGGGTCAATCCGAACCAAACCTCAGCCTCTATTTTTTCAGTTAAATAAGTATCTGCTTCTAAAATTGTACACCAACTATTCTGACCGACAATTAATGACATTCTAATTCTCCTTAAGTGAAAGACAACTCATCTATTTGATCAGTGTCTGCTATGATTGCACCGAACGCCGTCCAATAAGTACGTAATTCACTTAGCGTTGAAATATCTTTTTCACTTAAACCCAATTCACGAAGGTAAACTGCATTTTGAATTTTTCTTCCGGGTAAAACTAAAAGAGCTTTATTCGCAAGAATATTACTATTCCAAGAATACATAGGAGTAACATTATATTCTATGATTTGACCGGATACACTTGAAGCTGCTCCGACTTGTCTTCCACGAATAATATCTGTAGAAGTAGCTCTCATAGCCTGATTAATTCTTGCCTTTAGATTGGGAGAAGCATATAGAAACATTTGCGCATTCGCAACATCCCCGTATCCTCTATCCTTAACGGTTTCTCCTATATCCTCGTAACCTTTATTTATAGTCGCGATATCCCTTTCTACGATTGGATCGGTAGCCACTCCTTGCCAGGCGATTGTATTTAAAGCACCCGCAGTAGCCAACAATCCATAATGAATATCCGCCCAAAGATCATTCAATCTTGCGCGAACCTGCTCCATTAGATCAATGAATTTGTAAAGTTTTCTTCCTTCAATAATTTCCCAAGTAAGACCAATTCCTGCGCCATACTTATTTATTGCGGCTGGAGTCTTAGTTCCAGAGATTCCATAAAAGTTCGCCTTTCCTCCCTCTGGAATAAGCTCAAAGGTCAATCCTGTTGCGACATTTGCAATCTCCCATGACAGTTGCCCTTTCTTTAATTGAATTCCTTTATAAGCTTGCTGCCACCAAGTATCGAATTCCGGAACTTGCTGCGTGACATTAAAGACGTCTTTCGTTAAAACGGGCAAGTCTGAAGAACCAGAAAATGCCTGAATGATTTTTTTATTTTCATCTTGAACAGCCACGCTCTGCATAAAGGCTTGAATGGACTTTTGCAGAACAATTCCTTGCTGCTTATAATTCAGACGAATACCTTTTTTGCTGTCAAAAGTATAGTCCTCACTCGCTTTTTCATTCATGTGAACCGTAAGATCAAAAACTCTTTCTAAGTTCATATTCATCTTTTTATCTCCTTAAGTCACCAGTAGTTCGGCCATTCCGTCGAAATTGATATATCCAATAATAGGCGCTGATGCCACATCTTCAATTACGTGCCCGGCCAAATCTAAAGTGGCGGGTGTATTAGTAAATTCGCTATTAGCGGGGTCCCAATAAACTGGTTCACCCGGGACCCAGACTTCGCCGGTGTTCTTGACTACTTTGCATTTTGCCGCTTTGGTAATGAGCGCCGCAGATTCACCCGCCGCAACCTGAGCAGCAGAATGGTCGATGAGCATGAATCCAAGCACACTATTGTACTTAACCACTTCGCCGGCCACAACTGCTCCAGCAGGAATGACTCTCATTTCTTCATAAGTCGGACTTAAAAGTTCTACTTCTTTTGCCATTATATTTTAACTCCAATCTCTTTTAATGCTTGAGCTTCCATAGAAAGATCACCCTCTTCTTCCTCACCTTCCTTCTTTTCTTTTCCTGCAGAAGCATCGCTCTTTTCGGCAACGCCGAATAATTTAGCAGTATCCGCAAAATCCTTTTTACTTTCTTCGAGAAATGTTTCAAGACCTTTATCCGTTAAGTCTTTCATTGTTTCAGGATTAAAGCGACCCATAATAAACTTTAATTGTTTATCGGTATAGCCTTCACCTGTTAATTCTTTAATTTTCTCTTCTGCCTTTGAAACATCTACTAATCGAAGAGCTTTTTCGTTTTTACCAACGATCTCCTTATTGTCCTTATCAAGCCTCTCGTTCGCCGCTTTTAACGTACTGTTTTCTTCAAATAATTTTCCAATTACGCGATCATTTTTAAAATCGTCCAAAGTAAATACTTGCCAAGGACGAATATTCAATTCTCTAATTCCGGTTTTGAGTTCTTCAAAGGTCACTTGTTTGTCTCCTTCTCCAGGTTTTTGTTTTTGAATATCAAAGCACTGTACTGTACTGAGTCTTATTGCTCCAGGAAATGCAGGACTTTCTTTATCACTATTTCCAAGAGCAATTCCTGTAACTTCATTTATATCACCCACTATATTTTCCATACTTGTATCAACATCAGCTTCCATAGAACAAGTATTCATATCAGAAACTATATTCTTATCAGGAAAATATCCCACCACTATACTGGATAATTTTCCCTTTATATTTTCAAGAACAGAAACAAGGACTTCACCGACCGATTTTCTATCATCGTGTGAATTATCTTCATTGTGATGAATAAAAAATTTAGTCCCCTCTTTTATCTTTTGACACAGTCGGTGTATCGTTGACTTTGGCCACTTTAGTTCTTGTTTCCCCTCCCCCAGAACCTTCGGACGACTTATTCCCTCGTGCGCCAGAAGGTACGCTTGGAGTATCCCCTTCCCCTTTAGAGATTCTAATTTCTCTGGGGAAATCATCTTCTTTAACCTTTCTGGATTTAGGTTTAGCTCCGAGGCCTGTATAAATATCTTCATTTACCATTCCTTTTAAGAATAAATCTTCAAGGTATTTTGTTAATATTTCTATAGTTTCTCTATATTTTTCATATTTGCAAGAGAACCGAATAAATCCATTCTTCGCAAAAGGAGGATCATCTTTCTTTACTTCCTCAATATATTCACTTACTTCAATAATCACGTTTTCTCCAATCCTTCGAATATTCGCAATTATTTGTTTACCTTCCGAAGTAGATACTTTTAAAGGTCGAGAATACCCTCTCCAAGGCATTATTTTTTTCCTCCCTTTCCCTTCCCTTTTCTTCCTTTACGAGGCATTTTCTCCTCCTTTCTTTAATTCTCTAATCAAAGAGACCATACCAATATTTTTGTCTTTTAATTGTTCAATCTCTTTTTTTAAATTATCAATTTCTTTTTCTAATTGTTTATTATATCGAACTAATTCATTTTCTTCTTCTACTGCCTCTTGTTTTAATTCTTTAATTGCTCCTTCTAATCTCTCAATTTTCCTTTCTAATTCTTTAGTTTTCCTTTCTAAAACCTTCATGTCTTTAGAAGAAATACCTTTTTTATTTTTTTCTATTTTCTTGAATATCTTTTCGTATTTCTCAGGTTCTTTCTTAATAAAATAATCTTGTACACTTACTACTTCACCCACTTCACACCTCCTGTGAATCATCTTTTAATTTTTGACCAACTTTAATTAAATTGTTTTCTTCTTCCTTTTCTTCTTTCTCTAAAGAACGTTTAGTCTTTAATGGATCAATACCGGGTAAAGCATTTCTATAATCATCAATAGAAATAGCTCTATCCATATAAGCAAGTTTAAGTGCCTTAACACGATTTAGAAATTCACTAAAATCAATTAAAGGAAGCTTTATCTCAAAATCATAATTAAGTTTTTTAAGATTAATTCCTCCAGCATTTATATATAATTCTTGACTCTTTATTATAATATCATATAAAGATGCTTGCCAAATAGATCGTTCAATAATTGTCGCATTTTTTATCAACTCATATAGAGTATCGGCTGTGGCCCTATTGCTCATCAAATCAACATATCCAAGCCAATGAACAGGAATTCCCGTAACCGATGATATTATCTTAATAGTGCTTACCAATTCAATTTGAAGATTTTCATGAGCCCCTTGTGAAGGAGTTTCATATCTAAAACCTGCCGTTCCTATAAAGGCATGACCTATTTTCCATTTCATTTTATTGAGCAAAGCTCTTAATGCTGTGCCCTCGGACTCGGTCTCCACTTTGAAGACCGGAGTTATGCGGGCAAAAATATGATTATTGCGTCTCATGTCTTTAATGGCTCTGTCATAATTTTCCAGATCTGTTAATATTGTTCCTATTTTTGTTACTGGACCAGAGGTATTTCCGTCATCACCTCCAAGTCTTGTATATACATAATCTTTGAAATTTGCGGATACCCAAACTCCTTCTCTTTTGATTTGGACATCCACCACATTCTCCTTTATCAGATTATCATCATATACTGCTCTGTACGGCATCTTAAAAGAATAAGGAACACGAATAACTTTAATATAGATCGACCCATCATGCCATTCTTTTTGTTTTAATAAACATAAGGATTGTCCTGCCATTTCAGAACCTTTAACTGCATCTATGAATTCTAATCCTTGTAATCTATTCTTCAATAAAAAATCCTCAATCCAAATGGCTGTATTTTCATCATTACAAGAAACAGATATTCCTTCACCAGCTATAAAAGCAGTTCGCAAATCAACAATCGCCCTTGTTTCTTGATTTCCAAAATCAGCTTCAGCATTATATTTACGATATGTTTCTGTTACTTGACTATCATAATTAGTATAAGCATTAGTGGTCCCAGGAATAGAAAGATTTAATCTTCTACCAGTCAACATAGACTCAATAATTACTTGATCATGTTGACCTTCTATTGCCTGTATCTTTATTGTCTTAATGAGTTTTTCATGTTTAGCTTTTTTCCCTCTACCAAACAGCATCTTTATACATCAACCTCAAATCCGAATATATCGCCTTCAACCGTTAAACCTGCTGCATTACTTACTATAGTAATATCATATCCTTCTGGTAATTCAATTGGCCATCCAGGATTAAAATGATCAGCGGGTGATTCACCAATTTGAGTGTCTATGTTTATCTGATTCAAATGTCTAACACGCACGCCTGATCCGTTACGTATCTCGACATAACCGATTCCTATCGCGACAGTTGTCGGATGAACCATACTTTCAACAAGGAAAAACTTTTTATTAGCTGGTACTGTATAAACAATGGTTGTTTGATTAGTTGCGACCCCTTCATCAAGTATCTGTGTTCTTGGTCCGTGAAATTCCATTTAATCCTCCTAAAAGATATTATGTCCTATGTCTTGTAAATAGGCCGAACTTTTTGCTGCATAAAAACAAAGAACAAGCGCATCAGCCCTATCAGGTGATTTATGTATACTAATAGCATGTTCCTTAAAATCATCTTTAGACTCGATCTTCATTACTTCATATCCGCGTCGCCCACCTATATAATTATATTTCCTTTGAATGAGTTGAGAACGCAATTCTTGATCATTAGGAATATCTATATGATTAAGCTTATCACGAAGATTAAAATACATCTCCGTAACAGTATCTTCATAATGTATTTCATCTATTGGCTTTCCGCCAAAATTAATTCTATTTACAAGGTATCCGTCCCTTTCCAAATAATCAGCTATTGCCTTTCCAATATCTCCATTATCAATATTAATAGGAATAGACCTATCAATTACAAAAGCTTTCAAATCTTGAAGTGTGATAATAGCATTTTGAAAACGGCTTATATAGCTATCAATGATCTTAAGACCTTGTCGACGATAAAATATTATTTCATCTCCACCTTGATGAGCAATATCAGCGCCCACCATAATTTTTCCATCGACTTTCTCTATATCATTATTAATCGCTATATCTACAAGAGTAGAAGGACAAACATATTTATCCCCCATCGCTCGTAATTTACCTTCCCATATATGTTCCGCTTCTTCAGGATTTCTGTCATAATCCGATTCCTTTTCCATAATCATGGAATTAGTGAACCATGGATTTTGACGCCAATTCAACCAAAGAACTTCTGCATTCGAATCTTTATTAAGAATATAATCAATATAGATTGAGTCGGTTTCATATCTCGGATTAAAATCCCACCAGACAGTGGAACCTTCTTTACGAATGGTTGGCCGAAAAATATTAATTGAACGACGAGAAATTGTTTGAGCTTCTGCAACCCAAGCATCATCAGCGCCTTCAAGAGATTTAATATTGTCTGCATTAAATTCCCTTAATCCATGAAAAATAAACCGGGTTCCATTTATTCCTCGTATTTCACTAATATATGGCTTATAAAAAAATCCCAATCCAAGAGATTCAATAGTATCTTCAAGAAGTTTTTTAACCGAATTCTGAATTGTTTTTTGAACTTCACGAACGCAAACAATAAAGCGAGGCTCTGACATTCCTTTTAAAAGAAGTATTCTTGCAATACTCCAAGAGGCACCTTTGCCTCTCCCACCTACGATTATTCTATGCCTCTTGTTACAATTATTTACAAGTGTATCTTTAACTTTTCCAATAATCTCAATCGTTTTTGTCATTAGTATCTTTTCCCACTAATTCAATAGACAGATTCTTTAGATCGATATTTCTTCCTTCTGCTTCTTTATTTCCCCATCTTCTTGGATTTATTCTTTCTAATTTCCACTGAATGGCCGAAGATTTTCCCTTATCTGCAGCTATATCTATCGCATCTTCCAATTTTTCTAAAAGTTCTTTTTCACATATCGCTTCATGAATTTCTATTCTTCTACTAAATGTTTTATCTTTTTCTATATCATCTATTTCTTCCTCTGTACATTCAGTGATTAATTCAGCGCGATAAACCTCCATCCCCAATTTAATTAATCGGAGAATATGCTCTTTCTTATCATCCAAAGTCATTCAATACACGTACCCTATTTAATTATACGCCCTAAAATTATTATGTACAATAGTAATTTTCATATTTATAAGCTTTAATACTATTATAGGATTAGGGCATAAAAAAAGACCCTGAATCATGTGATTCAAGGTCTCAATTTCTTTTAACAATTTATACGACGAAACTTAATACCGGATATTACTCGAACCGATAATCCGAAAGGACAATCAGAAGTATCAAGCCAATCGAATCCTATTAAAGAATTGAATCCTAAACAAGCATATGCCGTCGCCGCTCGTTCCCTGTTGATTTTAGTGTCGTAGGCATATTGTACTCCTCCCGAAGGATATCTCGCAATAAGTTGTTTCATTTTCCTTTACCTCCAATAAATGTCCAGACGAGTAGTCCAGTACACTTATTACAGCAACCTAAAGGACCAACCTTGCGATAAGTTTTATTACCGCATTTTAAACAATGAACAGGATAACTCTTTGTTTCCATTTCCCTTACCTCCAATAATTTTTTTCAGACCTCATCAGTATGAGTAACACTCATAGACGCTCTTAAATTAATAAGAGCGTTTCGATCTCGTAATAGATTAAGTATCTTTTAAAATTAATTCTTGACCAAGACCTAAACCTAAGCCAAGTCCGTATATGTCAAAACATTCTTGACACATATAGGCCCATGAACCAGTAGTTTTACCATCATATTTGGCTTTACGCTTTTTGCAAATACCACATTTGGGTAAAACACTGACTTTAACTTTTGTATAATGATCGCTCATCGCCATTTTGAACCTCCTCTTGATCTTTTTCTATTCGTCTTCCTCTTTTAATTGCTTCTTTAATGTCAAGACAAAGAGAACCAAAATCAATAGATGAATCTAAATCACAATCATCTATAGAGATTGTTTCAATTAACTCAGAATCTTTTGTAACAATGTGAAGCATCATTTCCTTTACCTCCCAATAATTTTTTTAAACCTCATCAGACCGATTAACAATCGGTGACCAGAACCCTTAAGGGATTCTGGTTTCGGTCTTACTTTTGTATGTCTACTGAATCAGCTGAAACAATATCGCCTAAATTAAATTGTTCAAGAAGACGTAAAGCTATTCTAAAGGCGTCCATTTCCTGTTCGGTTATATCCCCTTTCAGAGAATATAAACCAGTACGATCGCTCATTATCATTCGAGCTTTTAGATTCTTAAGTAGAAATACTTGTCTGTAATAGGGTCCTTGTTCTGGTCTCATTTCATTTACCATCCTTTAATTGAAACGTTCCATCCTTAATGAACCTAAACAATTCCTCCATAGAAAAATCAGGTCCAGAAAGTGATTTCCCATTCAATCTTCCAAAAGAAATGAAATCGTGATCTGGTTCAATAATGTCCCCAACTTCAAGAATTCCATTATGCCTTTTAGGTTCCTCAAAGACCCACCCAAGACTATCCTCTTCCATTTTCTCGGTATAAGACCAATCCAACCACATCTTTTTGGTCACTACCATTTTTCGTACCTCCATTAAAAAAGGGAGCGAACCTTACGACCCGCTCCCCTATAACCATTATGTGAAAATTAAATGATTTCTACGTCATCAACTTCCACTGGGCGATAACCGGTCCAACCTTCAGGAGGTTCACTTCCGACTCCCTTTACGGAATAGGTATCAGAAGCCTTATCATAATGGACCCAGATCCTTTTTTCAGGGCTCTGTCTCTTGATCAAATTACGTGCGATTTTCCGCATGTCACTTTGACCAATACCGAAATCCTGGTAAATCTGAAGGCCGTTTACTTCACTATTCGCAATGAATAGATCAACAAAGACTTTCAGCTTTGAAGGACCACCTCCGCCCATCCGCTGACCCGGGGTCAGTAAAGCTACCTCAGTAGCCAAACTTTTCTTAGGATCGTTGTCTACTACGAAAGCCAGGATTATCAAGAGGGCACTTCTCTTAGCTACCCGACGTGATTTGTTCCTGTCCTTCTTAGCTTCCGTGGCGTTCTTAACGGAATCCTCACCAGGTTGAATACCCTGATCCCTGTTTTTTCTTGCCATTTTTTTCTCCTGTGGCATTTAATGGATTGTACAAAATACAATAGCAGCTGATCCATTCAGCTTTACTGATTGTATCGCATACTACCGAAGAGTGAATATAGGGAACGCCGATTCAAAATCAGCGACCCCCTTTTAATTAAGCAATACATTTAAGAGTAAAACCTACGACAGCACTGCCTACGACACTATAACGTAATTGACCTTCTCGTTCCATCTTACGAAGAATACTTAATATTTCGCTTTTAGAAACATGACGATCAATTTGTCTACCAATTTTACGTGCGTAGAAACTGATGTTATAGATTTTTTTACGATCAAGAATTTGTCTGATTGATCCTCTTTTTGTCTTTAATACGTTCATTTCGTACCTCTATAATTAAAATTAGAATATTGGGTAAATCGTATCACGACGATTTTTGTTCCCTATATTCACTCTTCAGTACCTACTCATAACGGCCACTCCGGCTCGGTATTAACAATCTCCCAGAATCGCTACTTTGATGGGTGCAAGCTGATCACTCAGCGCCCTACCTTCCCGTTATCCCTTGGTTTTCCCTTCTCTAAGCCATTAAGGGTTTTCCGGCCAGCTAAGACCGTTGCCCGGTAGCCCGGAACCCT